ACGACTTGAGGGTAACGGTGCAGACAATGGTATTATTACATTCCTTGGTGGCGGTCATGCAAACCCTGCGGTTGGCTTAAGATATATATCTTCAGGAGATAGCGTGGGACATCTAGGGTTTTACGCGAACTCTAGTTCTAGTTCTACTTTATCAGAACGCATGCGCATAAGTGGAGCGGCTTTACTTGTAGGAAAAACTGCCCTCAACAACAGTACGGCTGGAGTAGAAGCGTCTGCCGCCGGATTTAACGCAACAGTAAGCGGAGACACTGTTAGCCGTTTAAACAGGCTGTCTAGTGACGGTGAGATTTTACGCTTCCAGAAAAATACGGCTACCGTAGGTACTATTGGTGTGAACGGTAGTACTCCATACTTGTCTCCGCCAGTAGCAGGAGGAGTAAGGTTTACATATCTTAATTCTACTAATGCGGCTATGTTCCCCTGTACCACTACAGGTGCAAACACTAATGGTACGCATGATATCGGACATGCAAATGTGCGTTTCCGTGACCTCCATCTATCAGGGACGGCAAATGCTAACAAGTACGCACATGATGGAGATTCCGACACATACTTTAATTTCCCTGCCGCAAACCAATTATCTTTAGTCGGTGGCGGTGCTGAAATTGTAAGGGCTTATCGAATAGCAGGTGCTTACGGTGTTTTAAAAGTCAACGGTAGTGGCTCTCAAACTTATCCAAACTTCACATTTAATGGTGATGATAATACAGGAATGTATCGGGCAACTACTGATACTCTTGCTTTCACTACAGGTGGACAGGAAGCTGTACGTATTGATGCCTCTCAAAATTTTCTCGTGGGGACTACGGACGTAGATATACAGGGCTCATCATCCGCTACTGGTGCGGTAATAACGTCAGGTGGCGATTTCCGTGGAGCGGCCAATGGGCCGGTAGGGATGTTTAATCGCGTCAATAGTGTAGGTGATATTGTACAGTTTTTCCAAGCCGGTGATTATGTCGGCAGTCTCTCAGTATCGTCAAGCGCAACATTTTTCAACACTTCATCGGATGAAAGACTAAAAGAAAACATCGCAGATGCAGATGACTCAGGGTCTAAAGTAGACGCTATTCAAGTACGCAAGTTTGATTGGAAAGCTGATGGCTCTCACCAAGACTACGGCATGATAGCTCAAGAGTTACAAGCTGTTGCACCAGAAGCAGTATCAATACCAGAAGACGAAGACGAAATGATGGGTGTGGACTACTCAAAGCTAGTACCAATGTTAATCAAAGAAATACAATCACTGCGGCAACGTGTCGCTCAACTAGAGGAATAAAATCATGGCAGTAACGTGGACAGTAGTACAGCTAGAACGAAATTCATCAGACGATGGCGTGACCGTGGCGCATTGGCGTTGTAACGACACCGAAGTAGTCGGAACTGGCGATGACGCAGTGAGTCACTACGGTAGTTCTTATGGGACTTGTAGTTTTACACCAGACGCAGATAGCGAATCTTGGGTTGATTTCAGTGACATTACAGAAGAGATGGCGATAAGTTGGGTAAAGGCTTGCCCACAAATCACTGTTGATGACATTGAAGCATCTATAGCCGCACAAATCGCAGAGTCTAAGGCTCCATCAGTAGTAGCGGAGGTTCCGTGGTAATGGCTAAACAAGGGTTATACGCAAATATCGCCAAACGTCGAGCCGCAGGAAAAAGCCCACGAAAAGTGGGTTCGACGGGCGCTCCTACAGCCGCTGATTTTAAAAACGCGGCTAAAACTGCTAAGAAGAGAGGGAAATAAATATGCCAAAGGGACGAGGAACATACGGAAATAAAGTTGGAAGACCCCCTAAAAAAAAGCCTGTAATTAAAAAAGGGAAAAATAAATGAGTGAAATCAAGATACCATCCGCATTGCTCCCGGTGGGAGCTGCTATTGTAGCAATGGCGGTTGCATGGGGTAGTAGCCAAAGTGCAATTGCAAACGTAACTAAAGAGACAAAGCGCGTCGAAGCCATTGTTTTAGAGGTTAGCAAAGAGCAAGCAAAAACAGGCAAAGATGTCGCTTTAAATGCTGCTGCCATAAAAGTTCTTGCAGATTCTGTTATGCGCCAAGAAAAAACCGCGTCAGCAAGTGATGAAAAGTTAGCAAAGCTAATTGAAATTATGATCTCTAAACAGTGATGAAAATGGCCTTTGCGTTATTGTTTTTCATTAGCGGTAGTGTTGATGAAAGCAAGACTGTGTATTACAAAAACCTACAAGCATGTAGGTATATGTGCCAACAGCTTTCTAAATCACAACGTAACTACGAGCCAGTCGAGTGTATTTGTAAATTACAGTGGGTCGATAAAAGCACCAAGGTGCTCAAGTGAAAATGCTGGTTTTTGTGCTTATCGTAATGACAGATGTTGATGGTGAATTAGTCAAAGAAGAATTCGGTGCGTGGAGGGACGTAAAAGAATGCATTTTCTTTTCGAGATCACTAGCTTTGCAGAATAGACTACCCGAGCAAAAAAACTTTCCAGAAAAACTCAAAACTATACTTTATAAAATGCCATTAAAAGCCTATTGCGCTCCGAAGATCGTTGACTCAGAAACAACAACTATATATTAGAGGTGTCCGTGAACGAAGATTGGCGAGACCCTAATGTTCTAGGCGGCCTTATACTGGCCTTGGTTACTTTCGGAGCCACGATTACCATAATAATTGCAGAGCGGTTTTAAAAGACGTATAAATTTGGATATAATTACAACTTAATGTAGAATATACAACATGCCTACTTTTAACTCTGTTTCAATAGGTAACGCTGGAGAATTCTTTGCCGCAAGCGTGCTACAACGTGAATTTAAAACGATAGCATTCGCATCATCCCAAAGCTCTTATGACTTAATTGCCGAAGACTACAACGGTAAGTTTTTTAAATGCCAAGTTAAAACTACTCAATACCCAAAACAAATAAGTAATTACAGGTATTGGAGATGGCGAACGGTAAGACATAAAAATGTTATCTATAAAAATTCTGATATTGATTTTTTTGCTTTGGTGGCATTAGACGCAAACCTTGTATATTTCTGCCTACCTGAAGACATGAAAGGCGTTATTTTTTATCGAAGAGAAGACAGGTTAGACGTGGATATTGAAAGTCAATCTTGTGCAAGAGTTCTGGAGAAACTTTGTGAGTGATTTTAAATATTTTAAAAGAGAAGACTTTGACTGCCAAGAAACCGGCGAAAACCTCATGGAAGACGAGTTTATTAAAAAACTTGATTTACTCCGCACTGTCGTGGGCTGGCCTTTCATTATCACTTCTGGGTATAGAGACCCGGCTCATTCGGTCGAAATTGTTAAGCAAAACGGTGGTGGATATCACACCAAAGGGATTGCCTCTGACATCAAGGTGATTGGCGGTAAGCAAAGACACGAGATAGTTAAACACGCAATGGCTTTAGGTTTCACAGGTATTGGATGTTCTAAAACATTTGTACATTTAGACACTCGCGAAGACACCGCAATGCTATGGACATACTAGGAAATAAAATGACAGAAGAATCTAAAACGGCTGTAGATATTGTTGCGGCAAGCACTGGGCTTGCAAGTCTTTTTACATGGCTGCCACCAATGGCCTCACTTCTTACTATTATTTGGATGGCGTTAAGAATTTATGAATCGGACACTGTGCAAAAGCTATTAGGGCATAAGTGATGGGCATTTTAAGCACAATTTTGGGCAGTGGAGATGTTATCGGTAAGGGTCTTGATCTTATTGATTCTATGCACACTAGCGATGAAGAAATGATCGAGGCCCGTACTAAAGCCAAAACTGAATTATTAACCAGTTACGCACCATTTAAGGTTGCCCAACGCTACATAGCTCTAATATTCGGTTTTACGTTTGTGGGTTCTTATCTAATGGTTCTCGTTTTGTTTTTTATGGAGAGAGACATAACTGCCGTTCAAGAGCTTATTACAGCTTTCAAAATTGATTGGATCATGCTGACAATTGTCGGATTTTATTTTGGCGGCGGCGCTTTTGAAGGTCTTGCCAGCAAGAAGAAGGAGAAAAAATAATGGGTCTTGAAGCTAATACAAGCTCAACCTACGTCACCGGTTTAGTCCCCGCTAATCCAACCAGTAACGACAATGTTAGCGACGGCGATAACCACATTCGCCTTTTGAAAGACGTTGTTCAGAGATCATTCCCAAACATTGCCGGTGAAGTGTCTGCAACCCACACTGAACTTAATGCAGCGGCAACGGATGTTGGAACAGCAACCAACGCTAACACCGTGTCTACTATTGTAAAGAGAGACACTAATGGAAGCTTTACTGCAACTGTTGTAACGGCAAATATTATAGGCAATATTGTCGGACAGATTCAGGGCGATGTTTACGCAAGCGACGGCACAAGTATTATCTTGCAAAACGGGACTAATGGGGCAGATGCTGTTTTTACTGGGTCTGCCACAAAAGCACTTACAATTGAAGTCGATGGCGCGTCAAGCGATTTAGAGCACCGAATGATATTTGGTGAGGACAATGATGGTAGCGACGCTCCAGAGAATTTGTATAAAGACTCAGCCTCTAACTTTACATATAACCCGTCCACTAACGCGCTAACCGCTGGCTCTTTTATTGGCGCTGTAGCGTTAGCTAATGTTACAGGACTACAGGCAGCATTAGATGCAAAGACCACACAATCTGCTGCATTGTTAGCTGCTTGGCCTGTTGGCTCTGTGTACACCTCGATTGCAGCAACCAACCCAAGCACCTTGTTTGGCGGTAACTGGGAAGCATTTGGTGCTGGACGAGTCATGGTCGGTTTAGATTCAGGCGACACTGACTTTGATACTGCTGAAGAAATCGGCGGTACGAAGACTCACGCGTTATCCATTGCAGAGATGCCAGCTCACAGCCACACATTTACTGCCTTTCAAACAGTATCCGGGTCTAACAACCGCACAGGCGGCGGCGCACTGTCTGCAAGCGCCTCTGCTAGTACAGCATCTACCGGCGGCGGTGCGGCGCATACAATCGTGCAGCCTTACATTACCGTTTACATGTTTAAAAGAATTGCAGATTAATGGCTTACGTCCCGCTTAGAAGCATTGGAGCCGGTGGTATTGTTACTGACCAAGACCCCTATGACTTGGAGCTAACTCAATTCCCAAATGGCAACAATGTCAGTTTTCATGAAGGCCGGTTAGGAAAAGCGTTAGGCCACAGTGATAGATTTACAACGACCGTAGCGCCTACGCACATCCACGGATGGCTATTCGCTGGTAACAACACTGTCGTCATTGGCACTCTAAACAAGATATTTAGATACAACGGTTCTAGTGAAACAAATGTCACTAAAACCTCTGATGCTACCAACTACACTAACAGCCCTCGATGGCAATCAGAGCAGATAGGTACGGCGTTGATGATGAATAATGGCAGTGACGTACCGCAATTTATGCAGCCATCAGAATCTCGTTTTCAAGACCTTCAAGCTTGGCCTTCAAGCGTAAGAACTCATTGCCTCAAACCCTATAAGTCTTTTTTGATTATGGCTGGATATGAGGCTGGGAGTAACAAGTACCCTTACACGGTTCGATGGTCTGACGAATACGATCCTACAGGTGTCCCGGCAGATTACGCTATTAATAGCCCGACTAATTTAGCTGGAGAGAATACACTAAGTGGTAACAACGGGAATCTTATCGATCAGCTAACACTTAACAACTCGCAGATTATTTATGCAGAGCGTGGTGTCTTTGCAATGGACTTTATTGGCGCACCACTTGTGTTTGCTTTCCGTGAGGTGTTTAGCGATGACGGCATCATAAACAGAGGTGCTTGCGCTGAGTTCTTTGGCAAGCACTTAGTTGTAGGACATAACGACATATATGTTCATGACGGTAACCAAAAACAAAGTGTTGTTGATAAAAGAGTTAGACGCACATTCTTTAACTCTTTAGCCGACAAGAGAAGTGTCTTTTGTCAGGCGGTAACCGATAGATCAGAGGTATGGATTTGTTACGCAGACTCCGACGCGGATGACTCAGAATCAGCAAACAGAGCGTTAGTGTACAACTGGGCTCAAAACGCTTTTACGTTTATTGACTTGCCTAACCTCAGAGCCTTAACGGTCTCAGAAAGGATGGACACTAGCAACAACTGGGACTCAGCCGCTGGTACTTGGGGCTCAACAAGTGACTACTGGTCTAGCTCATCTCTTAGTGCTGACGCTAATGCATTAAAGCTCTTTGGCGCTGGGCATATCGCATCAAAACTTTTCACGATGAATGACACGCATGGAGCTTCAGGCGTTGCGGTAAATGCCTTTGTGGAGGCCACCAAAATTGATTTAGATCAGGTAATTGGTAAGGCAACCAACACGATAAAACAGCTCAAGGGAATACTCCCACAGATTGAGGGGCAGGGTTCCGTTAACATTTACATTGGCACAAGCCACACACCTCAAGATGGCATCTTATGGGGCTCGGCCAACTCATACAATATCGAGTCAGATCACAAGATAGATGTACGATCTTCCGGTCGATACTTAGCGTTAAGGGTTGAGAGTGTAAGCGCCTCTGATTATTGGAGACTCACCGGCTTAGATATTGATATTAGTGAGGTAGCAACACGATGAGCTATGTTCCAACAAGCTCATCGGCTCAGAGCTTGCCAGATATTAGAAGCTGGATAAGCGGTGAGCTTGTGAGGATATCAAATAGTTTTACAACGTCACGACAGACATTAAATTTACCCGTCATCAATGCAGAACCCGCAAAGCCACAGGTTGGCGATGTTGTTTTTGCAGACGGCACTAACTGGAATCCAAGCGGAGGTCGCGGTCTTTATTACTACGACACGAGCTGGGTCAAAATAGCATAGGAACATATCATGGGAATGTTTAGCTTCGGTAAAAACAAAGCATCCAATTCATCTAGCAGTTCGACGTTTGTTGATCCTAGCCAACAACCGTATTTAGATGACATACGAGGCCAAGCACAACAGCTTAACGCTCAAGGTATGCCCGTTGAGGGTGTTGCCGGGATAAATGGCATGTTAGGCGGTGCGCTTGGCACAGCTTACGGTGCTGGCGGTATGCAAGCGGGTGTTGGCGCTAACATGATGGCCTCTGGCGCTAATGCGACCCGTGGCACAGGCATGGCGTTGAACTATGCGGGTGGCGCGATGGGCGGCAACGCTCAAAATGGCATTAACACCGCAATGGGCGCTGGACAAGGCATGGCAAACATGGCGGGCATGATGGGAGCCGCTAACAACCGAGGCTTTAACGCCGCAAACGCTGGTCAGTACATGAACAACAGTGTGCTTAACGGCCAGATAGATGCTGCAAGTCGAGACGTTGTGCGTAATCTTCAGGAAAATCAATTAACAGGTATTGCGTCTAACGCTGCCGGCACAGGTAACTCTGGCTCTAGTCGAGCGGGCGTAATGGCGGGTATTGCTGCACGCGGCGCTGGTGATCGTATCGGTGATATCTCTGCAAGCATGAGAGGTCAAGCATATAACACGGGGCTTGGTATAGAGGCTAACCGCGCATCGCAAAACGCTGGATTCCAACAACAGGCGAATCAATCAAATCAAGGTGCGTACAACAACATGATGCAGTTTGGCGCTGGGATGGGTCAAAACGCTTTTAATAGCAACCAACAGAACCAGCAGTTTGGTGCTGCCCTTTCCGGTCAGTTAGGCCAGCAGGGGTATGGCAACATGATGTCCGGCGCTAACATGATGAATCAAGGCATTGGTCTTCAGCAGGGCGCGGGTCAGTACATGCGAGATTACGAACAGCAACTCCTTAACAATCAGTATCAGCAGGGCATGTCTCCGTTCAACAGTCTTAACTTCTACAACAATATCGTTGGTGCTCCTAATAACCTTAGTGAGCAGGAGTCTGAAGGAAGTTCAAGCGGATTCAACTTTAGTGTGGAGGGGAGCTAAGTAATGAGTGTCTTTGATATTTTTACAAACAAGGCGGCGTTGTCAGAGAGCGACTCATTTGTTGGTGCGCTGGACACGGGGCTGGAGCAATACAAGGCTCAACTTGAGGCCATGCCAGCTTTTCGTCCAGCCGTCAATGCGGAGGGGGTGACTAACCCAAGGCAGATGCAGTACGCTCAGAACAACTTGATACATGACGGTAATGGCGGGTATTACTCCCCAGAGCGAATGGAGAAATTACAAAAGTACAATCAGCTACAAGCTGTAAAAGATCAGCAAACAGCGGCATACGAGCGAAAGTTAAATAACCCACTATTTAACATAAAGGACTTGGGCGCTGACATCTTTAGAAATACCGTTGGCCTCGTACCTAACATGCTCTCCGGGTCAGAGGGTTATGACCCAAGCCAGCGCGAGACAAACAACTACCGGACTGCAATTAGCGGCCTTGTGCAAAAGCAACAGGAAGCGTTATCGGGTCTTAGCACTGCAAGAAAAGAAAGAGCACAAGCATTTATTGGTGGTATCCGTAAGACCGTTGGGACTGCTTTCGTAGATGATTTTGGTAATTTAGGAATACCTACAACAGACTCTGTTGACGGTGGTGTTAGATTCGATCCTATAAAAAGGGAAGACGGATCAGTAGTAGGTAAACCAAGAAACACTATGGTTGCTTTAGGCGGCGGCGGGCAGGGGTTTGTTGACTTATCCATCCCAGATAGTTCTGTCCAAACCGTCGTTTCTCCAACAGATGCGACAAGTGCAAACGCAAGTTCGGCTGGGGCGGAAGTTGTTTCTACTGCTTTAGCCAAAGATGCTGTAGGCGCAGTTATAAATCTAGAATCTACTCAAACTAATGCAAGAACCATGAGCGATTTGTTTAGCAGAATACGCAACCACCGAGGGAGAAAGTCTGTTCTTAGCAATAGCCTTGGAACATTGAACCCGATGCTTCTAATCCCAAACAGCGCAGAGCTTGATTTTAACTCCATTCTTAAAGAGTTACAGGGGGATGTGTTTATGACGGCGTATAAAGGGTTAAAAGGCGGTGGTCAAATTACTGAAATTGAGGGAGAAAAGGCAGAACAAGCTATTCAAAATATGACGCTGAACCAGAGTGAAGAGCAGTTCATGGAGAGCCTAGACATACTTGAAAATATTGTTATGCAAGCTACTCAAGAGGCTACAAATAAAGCCAATAAGTTAAATGTCTCAAAAACCAGTACGGGCGTCACTTACCAAATCGTTAATGATTAAAAGGGTTCAAAAAAATGCCAAAAATAGTCATTGGAAATAACTCTTTTCTTGTTGATGAAAGCTTTAACGCTTTACCTGATGAGCTTAAAGAGGAAACCATTAACGAAATGGCTGCAAGTGTGCAGTCCTCGCAAAGTTTAAATTTTTCAGAAACTCCTGCTCAAAAGCAAGATCGGATTAATCAAGAGGTCTTGCAGTACGGGCGCATGATGGAGCGACGGGATTTAGATCAGGCGGTTTCTGGCATGAATCCACTGCACAAGTTTGCAGCCTCTGCCGGTGTTCAAGTTAACAAGGTTGGCTCTGGTATCGCAGACCTTATGGGTATGGGTTCTGGTGAGGAGGGTGCTCGTCGCCTTGAACAAACTAACGATGCTCTCGCAGCAGACTCACCGGCTTTAAACATGACCGGGAGAATGGCTGGCGGTGTTTTAATGGCTGCGCCATTAGCCCTTGGAGCCGAGGCCGCTATTCCAGCAGGGTTAGGCATGATGGGTCGTGGCGCTTTGGCTACTGGACTAGGCGCGGTTGAGGGCGGTGTTGAAAAACCGTTTAGCGACGAGACGCGAGTCGGTAACACGTTTATGGGAGCGGCTGCGGGTATGGCGTCCGAGCCTTTATCTATGGCACTGCAAGCAGGGCTTAAAAGAATACCGTTTGGAGCTTTAGCTGATTTTGCAGTAGGCAAAAGCAACTCTGTAAAAGAGAGTATTGAAAAATCAATGCGTGATGCCGGTATGGATTACAGCGCCTTAAAGCCTGAGACCAGAAAAATACTAGAGTCAATAAACCGCGCTGATGATGTGGATGTTGCCATCAAAGAGGCAATGGAAACAGAGTACGGCTTTAAGCTCACAGCCGGTGAGCAGAGCGGTGACTTTGCACAGCTATCAGCGGAAAGTTCAGCGGCGCGTCAGTCACAAGCCGCTGGCGAGTCAATGCGTGATTTTAAAATAGAGCAAAACCAAGCCATAACAGAGGCCGGTGACCGCATGGCTCTTGAGGCTGGCGGTGAGATACGAGGTAATGAGCAAGTTGGTACTGTTCTTAAAGATGCTTTGGGCGACGCCAAGAGTCAAGACAAGAAGAATTACCAAGCTCTATACACCGCCGCAAAAGAGATGGCCGAAACTGGTGGCATAGACATGCCACTGGATCAGTCAGTGATTGCAGATGCATTTTATAATGTTGCAAGAGAAAGCGTCAGCACGCACGAAGGACTGCTTAAAGACATAGGCCGTGAGCTGGCTCGTCTTGATATATTAAACCCGGAAGAATTTGCTAACGACATACCTTTTAGTATTCCTGATCTAGACACAAAGGCGTTAGGTGTTGATAACTCTGAAGACTTTATAAAGTTTCTTAACAGTAAGTATTCAGCAAGCGATCCTGCTGGCAACAGAATATTAGCCATGATAAAGGACGCTGTTGAGTCTAACGCTGACGATGTTATAGCAAGGTCACTTGACACTGTAGATGGCGTGGCGGCTAGAGAGTTTTTAGATGTAGCAAAAGCAGCGCGTGCCGCTAATAGAAGCTACCGTGGGCTGTGGGAAAATAAGGATGTGTTGCAATCACTCACAGGCTTAAAGAATCAAAGCACAGAGCCTTTGAAGACTGCAAGTGATGTTGTAAAAGTTATCATGCAGAAGCCAGAGAACGCTCGTAAAGTAATCGCAGAACTGCAAAGCCGTGGAAGTGAACAAGCCGTTGCTGATCTAAGAACCTACGTCTTAAAAGACATAATGGAAGGTTCTATAAACCCAAATATCCCTACAGGTGACTTAGGGTTCTTTAGCGGCGCTAAATTGACAAACGGCATAAAGAAAAACAAAGCATCTTTAGAGGCTATTCTTACACCTGAACAAATGTCACAACTAAAAGCCTTTGAGGTTGGCGTTGGTAAGGCTACTAACAAACCAGCCGGTGCGGTTAATTACTCTAACACTGCAAGTAAGATCGCTGACATGCTTTGGAATGGTCTAAGCCGCGTACCGTTGGCAGCACCGGCGGCTGGGTTAAGAGAAATCGGAGCAAATCAAACTATTAAGCAAGCCTTAAAATCAGGCCGCGCTCCTGTCGATCACATCCTTAAATTAGACGGCAACCATGTGAAGCTTAACGCCTTACTGCGTCAAGTTATCAATCAAAACGAGTTTACCAGTGAGTCAGCACTAGCTGAGTCGGAGTAGCATACCTATGGGAATTTTAAACGCTGTCCGAGCTGGGTTAGAGGAAGGCGCTAAACGAATCAAAGCCTACCACGGCTCTCCAAACCTTAACTCGCAGATGGCGGGGCGTCATCCGGGTGATAGCGCAGACCTAAGTGCTTTACAGTTAGCCC